CAACGCCATCCAAACCAGGCCGCAAAGGTCTCAAATAAGGAACGTGTGACATGTATCCAACATCAATAATAGCCTCATGTGATTCAGCCAAATCCCATATATACGAATAGGCCGTATTATATTCTACTGGAAGACCTGGAGAAGCGGTAACGCCATTAGGATCATACGTAATGCGGAGTCGCCCTTTATGAAAAGCCGAAGCGACGGCAACAAAACGAAAACGTAAAGAACCACGCCATTGTCTAAATGCTTGCATAGTATAAGCAAGAGGCGTCATAGCAATCTGCTGTGCAGCACCAGTTCCTGGACCATTTGCCCAAAATGTTGGATTAACGTTAGCATAAAATATATTCAAATCGGGTAATGCATTAGAATTCCATTCAAACTTAGTCACATACGATTCACGTTCAACAATAGATGATAACATCATATCATCCTTGCGTGCCAAACCCACAACACTGGGGTCAACGGTTACCTCTTGTTTATCGTCAAAAGTCATTTTGTATATGGGGTCATGCTGCACGGCACTAGCCAAATTGGGAGAAATACGGGGAATCATGTATGAGATATCACTAACAAGAGCCGGTTTGGAAAATCCTAACGCTATAGCAATCTGAGATCCCATATGTAAAATCGACTGTGAAGCCAAGGCATATGGTCTGATAAGAGCTATCCTTGACAAAACACCTGCGACATCGGACAAAACTGTCAATGGTTTAGATATTATCCCTTTACCATATTCGTCACCTGATTGTGGCACTAGGTTAGGTAAATTGGAACTTGTGGGTGCCCCGAAAACAACATTTTCTGCCCAACATAGTGCTGTTATTGTGACACCGTCTTGTGCAGTGCTCATACTTCTCAATGGCGACATCTCAGTTAACGCTATGAACCCTGTCGTTAGATGTTCACCTAAAGCAGTACTAAAAGCGTTATAATGGTGAACATAAGGTAATCTAAGACAACCCCCTTCACAAGATGTAGGGTTCAAAAAGACGTGTGGTGGTTGAGACAATATGACTCTAGATGGTACCAAGTTAACCAACGTTGCAGGAGTTAACAATGTGTCATTAGAAACATTACTAACTGCAGTAGCCATCCATCTACCGTAATGCATAGGCGTTCCATTAATCATAAAGCGAAAACACAAATCACACTTAAGGTTACGATAATTGTTAATTCTGTTCATCACTCGTTTGTTAGTGAAAAATGTACTAGGATTAATAAATAAAGGAGCCGTGGGCGC